CTCTGTATCATCCGCAGAACCGTTACCAACTGCCGGTGTAATTCCCTCTGGCGGGTACTTAACGTTTAGTATATAATCCGTTAAAATTTTGGCAAGGACTTTTTCAATCGCACCGCTTGAAATATAATTTTTTATCTGTTCCGATATAAAATCGGGTAATTTGTTATTATTAACGATAAGTTCATTAAGCTTATTTTTAACCTTTCCTAAAAGTTCCATGTAAGAAAGACTATCATCATAAACTAATGGTAAAATGTGCTGAACCCAATAACAAAGTGGTTTAATTTCTGTAAAGTTATTGTTAATCATATTATACCTCCTTACCATAAATTCATAAATAAATCGCTTAACTCATTGATAATCTGCATATCAATATTTAGAAATGTTGTTCTAAACTCGTTTAGCATAGCAGAGTAAGAAACGCCGCCGTTTTTACCCTTAACATGTTCTATATAATCATCAATGGAATTAAGGTTTTTATTTAAGTTTTGCGAAACGCTTTTTTCTTCACTGTCATTAGTGCTAATATTGCGCTCCGTGTCGTTTGTTCCATCTGCGCTACTGTTAGCGGTGGTCGTTCCCTTACTTGTATCATTGCCGGAAACGGTAGTTTCTCCCGTCTGACTATCTGTATCGTTAATCATACGGGCGTTAGTTAAATAAGTATCATTTTGCACATTTTGTAACGAACCTTGCGGGGTGTCACTATATTTATCATAGTGCGTTTTGCTTGCCCCTAACTGTTCCTTAGAAGTGCTGCCGGTTGTATTCTGAATGTCGGTTGTGCTTTCGTTATTCTGACTATCACTTGTTTCTGTATGCGTGCTATCGTCAACACTGCCCGTTTTTTCGGTCGTTCCTTTTTCAGTCGCGTCCTGTTTTGTGGTTTCCTCACGTTTCAGGTTATGGTCACGCGTCAAGTCTACGTCATACATAGGGTTAAAATCTATTAACTCGGACTTGTAAAGCTGATTATAAAACGGCATAATTTCATTAAGTTTTGTGTCAAGCTTTAACTTCCACAAACCGACCGTTTCTAACCCTATTTCACGGGTATAATAGTGCTTAAGTATTTTTGTTTCAAGGACATTCCGATAGCTTTCGTCAAAGATAGGAAAATCAAAATCAAACACGGACGGGATAGCGGAGGCAATAATTTTATTTACGGATGCCTGCCCCTCCGATTCGCTAAGACCGGCGGCGGTTTCGCAAATGAAACGGACCTGCGTTGTATACTTACTCATATTCGCTATCCTCCCGCCCGTCGTCTGCACTATCATCCTGAAACATTGTTTTAATTTCCTCCCGGAAATCAACTTGAATATTTAACCCGAACATTCTATTTATTTGATCTGCGGCTTTGCGCCGGGCGTTTAATCGGCAAAACCGTTGTGCGGCTACACCTCCCAGATTACTTGTAATTTCATCACTGACAAGACGTTCACGTTTTTCTGTGTTGCTGTTTTCAATACCTAAATAGGTTAATGCTTCGTTCCAGATCTGCCTTTTAAGTATGTTTAGCTTGTCGGCCACGTAAGGGGCGTCAGTTTTCAAAACCTTTATGCCGTCCATATCAAGCTGTTTATCCCCAAAAATAAAGGGTTCGTTTCCGTCATACTGCATATAAAGGTTTTTCATGGTCAACCGTTGGTTTTCGGTTGCCCTAATTAGAATAGGGGTTTTCTGCGCCTTAACGTTAACGTCTATTGTTCGTTCAATTTCATACAATCTACGGGAATACATTTCAACGTCAAGCATACTGTTAGTATGCGTGTAGTTATTGAATATGATAACACTATTTTGATTGTTGAGGTGCATTTGATAGCCGTTTGTGGCGTATGCCGTTCTATCCATCGGTATTCTGTAAACGTCAAGTTCGCCACCTATCATACATTGCAAACACAAATAGCCTAAACCGCCGTCGTCCTGAAAGAAAATCGCCATACCGTCGGAAAATAACGTTAATTCTAAAAAACGTTCGTCCACGGTTTCGGGTAAATTCTTCCACTCGTACATATTTATTGCAATTTCTAACAATCGGTTGTAATACTGTAAATATGTGCGGTTGTTTAACAATGCGCTTTCCCATTTTTCACGCTTGCCCTTTCCCATGCTTTAACCTCCTTTCTATTCACTCGGCCTATTATCTAACGCATAGTTCCCCACTTCGTCACCGTTGCGCCAAAACGTTACACCGTTGTCATATATTTGTCTTAATTTTGCCATATCATCAGCCGGAACAGAACCTGTTAAGCATACATTAACTGTTTTAACATAGTTCCAATGCGGGCGCCAAAACCTATTAGGTATTTTAACCCTATGTGTTGCATACCCGTAAGCGTTGAAGTAGTCGTCAATAATGCGGGCGAACTCTGCACGAATATGAGCGTAGTAAAATTGAAAACCCTTTATCTGATTAGCCATGTTGATAATGGAACCGCCCCCGCCCCTTGCTTGTGGCGGTAATGTGCTTTTATCGCTAACGGTTGCAACAAGATTGGCTATTTGCTGAACACCGCTTAGCGTCGTTCCCGCTCCCAATGTTCCGCCGCTTGCATACATAGTCGCCGCACCCGCCGCCGTTTGTCCGATTGCGTTTATTGCGTTTAATGCTAACTGGTTTTGGTTCTGAGCAACCCACGCTTTAAACGTGTCAACCGTGTAGGCGCATTGAGGGAAATTGCCTATTGTTAACTTTTCGTTGTAATTCTTTTCGACACCTTTATAGTTAAGTGGTACAAGCATACATTCAGGGGTGCAACACATAGCCCCGGAAACGTTAAAGTTGCATTTATCGGTGCTAAAATACTCGAAAGCATAGTTTGCTACGTTACCCTCATTGTTAGTAACATACAGCAAGTTATAAGGGTATGTGAATAACTTATTGTTTTTAGGCACGTAGCCGTCAATATCTGATAACTGTTTATCCCTTTCAATATCAAATACTTGCGGCATGGTAGACTGAAAATCAGAGGTAAACGCAACGGGTAACATAAATATAGAAACAATGCCGTTCGCTTTGTTCTGCTTGGTCGCTTTAGCTATGAAACTTGCCGCACTCTGCCACGTACTAAACACGTTGTAATGCAAGCCGGAAAATACGCCGCCATACATTCCCCCGGTTGCGTCCTCTAAATCTTCTTTAAAGGTTGCGGCTATTACAATCTGGTAAAGATTAAATAAACTTGTTAGCCCTAAATCCTTGTAAACATAGTCGCCAATTTCCAGATTTTCAGGAACAAGATTATCCCCGATTTTGTCACTAATACTCATTTCACGTTCAACGAATGACATTTTAACGTTATAGTCAAAATGCCATGTTTGCATAACGTCTATTTCAAAACTTACCTCCGACGTTTCATTATTGACATATTCAACACCCGTTACAAACGCATAAAACCACTTGTTCCCGTATGCGCTGTTTTGGAACATAAGATAGTTACAATCGTACAAATCATCAGCTTTTCGCCCTATTCTTAACGTTCCTTTTTGTACCCGCTGATAAGATTGTGCCGCAAACGTGTATTTTGTTTTTCCTGAAAAATAAGACGTTTGATTTTCAACGTTAGCAAAATATATAGTATTTCTATACGTGTTATCTAAAGGAACGTTTTTTAGCAATCTTATAGTTGTGTTTGGTGCTATATACACGTTTTAATCTCCTTAAAATTTCACGTGAAACATTGTGGGAATGTTTCACGTGAAACGTTGTTGTGTCAGGCGGGAACGGTAATAGTAGCAGTTCCCTTTTTCTCACCGTCAAATGTACTTGTGGCGGTTACAGTAAGCGTTCCTTTTGTTTCCTCCGCACTAACAGTCAGCAGGCCATTAGCGGAAACCGTGGAAACGTCACTGTCAACGGTCCATACAACGGACCTCGGCGCGAAACTTTCCGCGTCAACAACGGCGTTTAGCTGAACCATATTTCCCTTATTCACCGTTGCGGTAGCGGGGCTGACAGTAACGGACGTTACGGAAGGCTTACCGGGCACGAAAATTTCCGCGTTCGCAAACGGGGATGTCGAGAACGTTTTCCATGCGTGATACCAATACTGCCAGTATAAGCCCTCGCCGTTATAATCTTCCGTGAACTTATACAGATTATCAAAAATCATGAAATAGTCGCGGTCAACGATAATAGCGGGAACCTGCGCAAGCGCGGCTTTTTCGTCGGTTGTCAATGCAATATAACCGGCATTAGGGTCATCGGCAAATAGCTGTGTCATGCGGGCATCATCGATTTTATCAAAACCGTCAATCTGTACCCGGTTCCCCATAAACTCCGCCTTGTCCATGTTGAACGCCGCCGCTAAAACGTTAACGTCCATGATCGCATCGAACCGGGCGGTAGTAATAATAAACTGATCTTTCTTATCAGTAAACGTGCTTACCCCGGCAAGGTTATAGTCGGTAGACATGTACGTTAAATTATTACTTGCCGCCTTAACTTCTGTTACAATATCTTCCGCGTTTTCCTTACTAATCTGCGGAACCGTGATAGGATATAGGAAACCGTTAAGAATGTTCCGGGCAAGCATGTACTTTGTAACCTGAAATTCATCATAGTTATGCGCTGTATACATTGCGTCAACGATTTTCGCAATCAGGTCTGTAATGCCTTGCCAGGAAAGAAATGCCTGCCGTAGCTGATCGTTGCTAATCGTTGCCTTGTAAAATTTCTGATAATTCATTGTATGGAACGCCGCACGAACGTCCGGAATTTCCCGTTTCATAAATTCCGTTTCGGCTTTTTCCGGGTTGAAAGTATGCGCCTTCGCGATGTTAATAAATACTTCCTCTACGGTTTCGCCGAGTTCCATTAACCCCTTTTTGAACGGTGCCCACGGGTTATAATACATTTTAGACGTAATAATAACCCGGCCAATTCTGTTATACAGGGCAGACAGAAATTCGTTCTGCAACGGTTCGTATTCCATCATAATATTGCCAATCTGCCGGATACTGCCAGTATTAGCCTTGGCGGTTGGAATCATCTGCCTATAATACGGCGTTGCGCTATTTCTGATAGCGTTTAAAATTTCAACAGAATTTGCCTTTAACACAACATTGTTAGGTTTAATAGCCACTGTTATCCTCCTTTTCCTCGAAAAGTTCGTCAAAGTCTTTGACTTCGCTTTCTTCCTTTAAATCTTCTTCGTTATCGTCCTTTACATCCTCCGGGGTTGTTTCTTCGTTGTAGGCTTTCTGAAAAAAGCGGTCACGGTAACGCTTGCGCCACTGTGCATCTAATTCATCGTACCTCGTTTTCCAATCTTCACCGGTGCGGGTTTCGTAGTCCCTGAGAGTATCATCAATATCTTCAATAATCGCTAATGTGTCGTCGCTTGTGTCGTCGCCCAAACGGGAACCGATAGCGGCTAAAATTTCATCACGGGTTCTTACAGCCATTTTATCCTCCATTTATTAGTATTTCTTTAAGGCAAACCAAATAGGCATGGACGGTTTCCAATCGGGTTCAGGGTTCGGGTTCGGCGGCGGTACGGGTGAACCCTCCCACCAATCAAACCAATAACGGGCGTACTGTTGACGGTCGGGCTGGTCGCTTTCTCTGGGGCGTTCAAAGTTCTTCAAAAAACAATCGGCTAAATACTCCGGCGTTTGTGTACTAACCTTAAATTCCCCAAAAGTTTCCGGGTATTTAGTTGTTGGAATCCACTGTCCTGCACTTGCGGTTACTGTATCAATCCATATTAGTTGGGCGTCGCCGTCGTCGTTTGCGTAGCCGTTAGCCGCCGCCCAATCGGTAAAGTTTGTTGAGGGTGTCCACTGTACCAACCCCCAACCTAACGACGGGTTAGGTTTTAGATTCTGCCATATTCCGGGGTTGATTGTGCTTTCTTTTTGCATGTTCCCCAACATGCCCGCAATGGCATTTTTCGTCCAACCTTTTAACAATAACGCATTAAAAATAATTTGCGCGTTGTTCTGCATTTCCCCTGTGGATAAATACCGGTTCCCCTTAATCCACTTGGTTTCCGCCCCTCCGCCATAGCGCCATAATTCCAACCAATTTGACGCACTGCCCGGATTTGAATTGATGGAAACTTGCTGTGCAAGTGGAACTTTGCTTGAATGTGCGCCCATTGTGTGAGTGCCATCGAACGCCATTTCCGTGTGGCCTGTTCGTAATAGAATGTCGCCGGGTTTCCACGGTTGAGCCGTTCCCATTTTGGCAAAACCTAACAAGCGTAAAGCATTAGCCATAGTTCCAGTTGTGAAAGCCCACGTTGAACCACCGTTAGCCTTAACCACGTCGAACCCGCCCGCCTTTAACGCAAACCATATAAATGATGAACAATCATAATATGTAATGCCGTTAACAGTCTTTTCCATGCGGTTCGTCTGACTATAACCAATGTTCGGAGCGTTACACTTTTCAATAGCCCATTCATAGGCTGTTTGAATACTTGCCATGCGTTAACCTCCGTACTTGCTTAATATAGGTAGCAACTCATTAACGCAAGCCTGAATTGTAACTGGATTATACCCGGCTTTCTTTAACTTCTGTTTGCGGTCGTCACCATTCCCGAACTGTCCCGCAATCACAAGAAACGCTACTGATACAGTTTCAGGCATGTTAAAAACGGTAACTGTTATATTTACCCCTCCTTCTCTAACCTTTCCGTTAGCTTTAGTATTGCACTTGTATTGTTGTTAAGTGCTTCGCTCATTTTGGTCATTTCCTCTACGTGCTGTTCGTCGCTTTTAAGCATACGCCAAAATAACGCCCCGCAAGCCACAATGGGGAAACCTAAACTACCTATAAGCTGAATCAATACGTTAACGTCCATTGTCTCACCTCCTTTCTTTACCTTATTATATATTATAACCCGTCCTTATTATATATTATAACCCGCTCCTTAAAAGATTGAAATATTTTTGTAGAAAATCGACTAAAAACCTTGCATTTTCTGCTATTATATGATTATATATAGGTAGGGCAAGTAAGGAGGTTGTCCGGTTAAGAATGGTACTAAAACAATTAGTTAAAGAAAAGGAGAAAGACAATGGCAAGAACTGATTTTTCAAGAAGCGTTATTACGAGCACAATTAGGGTTGCGGCGGTTAAGGTTGTCGGCGACAAGATAGAACAAAAGGAGCTAGCCCCGATTGTTCACGTAGGAACGAGAGAGGTTAAGCTCGACAAGGTGGAAAAGTTGGTAAAAGCAACATACAAGGCGGAACAGGCCGTTATAGTTTTAGGAATCGACGTTAAGGAAGAGGTCAGAGGAATGGACTTTGAAACCTTTATGAAGTACAGCACACCGATAGAACGTCCGGCAAGTCAGCAGAAACAGAAAGACAAGGAAGCAACAAGCAAGTAAAATTTTCAATCCGCGATACCTCGACGGCAATGCGAACGGCTGGTACGCCTCGGGTGTCATCGGGGTCAGGCCGGTGTTTATGATTCAGCAGGAGAGAAAATAATGGACATGGATTATAAGGCTTTTGAAAGAATCGTAAGGATATCTGTAGCGGATTACACCAACAGGGCGGCGTTAGATCAGGTCGTGGGGCCGAACGAGGTTTACATCGTATGGATGTGCAAGACCTTGCAGAACTGGAAAGCGCTGGCGGCTACTCCGCTGCCGGACAACCGGTATTTTGAGATCACGTTTAACGGTGACAAGAAGGAACTGTATCTGGATGCATATCAGAAAGAGAGCAACGAGGCGACAAAGTTTTGAGCAATAACAACGCCTATAAGATTAGCTGACCTAACGGCTTGACGGGGAGAAAGTGAAGAACAATATGAAAAAGAACGAATTTAACCCGGTAGCTGAGAACAACACCCCTTCCACTAATGCAGAATACACCGCCAACGAAAATGCGGAGGTTGCACCTGTTAGCATGGACGATAACAGCCATTTTATTGCTGATCTGACAAGCCGGCAGACAACTTTTTGCTCTATGACCGCAACCACTCCGGCGGAAAAAGCTAAATTGTTTAAAGCAATGAATAACCCGGAAAAGCGCGTCGGTGATTGCATCAATATGACAATCAATGCAAAAGACCTATATTGCGAGGTTGTTAACTGCGTCAATCAGCAGACAGGAGAAATTCAGGTTTGCCCGCGTATCGTTATTATCGACGACAAGGGCGTAGGATATCAGGCTGTTTCGTTGGGCGTGTACAGTGCGATTAAGAAAATCATTCAGGTGTTCGGCGCACCGTCATGGAAAACCCCGTTGCCGCTTGTTGTTAAGCAGATTACAAAAGGCGACCGAAAACTTCTAACTTTCGACGTTGATTTTAAATAAGAAAGGAGAAAGGGCGGGCGGTTATCATTAACCGCCCGTATTATATTAATATGATTACACGAAACGGGATTGCGTATAAATTGGAACTTTCCCCGTATACGATTACTATTGATGAAACAACGTTTTATTTTTCATCAAAGAATCATCTTGAAAAGTTCACGGAAAAGCTAACAGAAAATCGGGAACTAATAGAATATTCATTAAGTAAACGTTTCGGGTTTAATATTGACATTAAATTGTTAGCTGACATTGTTCTATATTCTAAAGTAGAAACAAGGGGCTTTTTTATCAATCGCAAGGGGGTTAATTACCTATGCAAAAAAGATATAATATTAAGTGGCGGGAAAGTGACAAAAAAGAATTAGCGAAAGCAGTCCGAAAATTCAACGCTAAACGCACACGGTTATTAAAGCAAGTTCCCGAATTAGAAGAATTTTTACCCGCTAAAATTTCAACTAAAGAAATACGGGAACAAGTAAAGACAAGGCGCGATTTTAAAAACACGTTAAACAGTATTGAACGATTTATGCGTAAAGGTGCGGAAAAGCCCTTAGTTACAAAGGAAGGTATAAAAACAACAGCATACGAAAAGAAAGAAATTGAAATTAAAGTAAGGGCAATTAACGCCCGTAGAGCGGCGGAACGAAAACGGGCTAATGTTTCAACTGAAAAGGGAACTATGGGAACAATCAGAGAAAATAATTTAAAACCTAAACAGGTTGACATAAACAAGATTAAAAAATCCGATTGGGAAAAGTTCAAAGAAAGCGTTGAAAAACAAGCCAGTGACAGTTATTTTCAAAACAAATACGAACGTTACAAAGAAAACTTTATGAAAGGGTTAGAAAACGCTTTCGGTGAAAAAGGAAAGAAACTGCAAGAAATAGTGGAACAAATACCCGCCGAACAGTTAACACAAATGTATTATGACGACCCGATTTTACAAATTGATTTTATCTATGACCCGCTAGAAATGGTTATTAAAATAGAAGCAATGACGGAACACTTAAAGAAATATTTTGAACCATAACTAATAGGAAATATCCATGTTATATACAGCGGATTTTGAAACAACTACTGACCCCACGGATTGCCGGGTGTGGGCTTATGGAATTTGTGAAATTGGAAATCCCGATAATTTTCAATATGGAAATAGTATTGATGAATTTATAACATGGGCTAGAAAACAAAAGAAAGTTACAGTATATTTTCATAACTTAAAGTTTGACGGCGAATTTATATTATGTTGGTTATTTGAACATGGATTTAATGTGGTAGTAGATAGACGGGATTTAACAGATAATACCTTTACAACTCTTATTAGTGATAAGGGGCAATTCTATAGCATGGAAATATGTTTTAAACGACACGGAAAAGAAAAAGAATCTATAACGATATATGATAGTTTAAAAATATTGCCGTTTTCCGTCGCCGCGATAGCCAAGGGCTTTAACTTACCAATTAGCAAACTTGAAATCGATTATAACGAAAAACGGGAAAAAGGTCACGAATTAACTAAACAGGAAGTAGATTATTTAAGAAATGACGTGGACATAGTGGCGCGGGCGTTAAATATTTTATTTGAACAAGGACTAAATAAAATGACCCAGGGCAGTAACGCCCTATACGATTACAAACGTACAATAGGCGTTAAAAACTTTAGTAAATGGTTTCCGCCGCCTGATTATGATTATGATATACGACAGTCATATAAGGGCGGGTTTACTTACCTAAACCCAAAATTTAAAGAAGTCGACTTAAATGAGGGTATCGTATTGGACGTTAATAGTCTTTACCCGTCTGTAATGTATTATCAGCCACTACCATATGGGGAGGGAATTTTCTTTAAGGGCAAATACAAGCCGGACAAGATATATAATTTATATATACAAATGTTCACTTGCCAATTTGAACTAAAACCCGGTTATATTCCAACAATTCAATTAAAAAACAATCTTTCCTTTATTCCCACAAAATACTTGGAAAGCAGTGAAGGTGAGGACGTTACGCTCTGCCTAACTAATGTCGATTTAAAATTATTTATGGAACATTATAATGTTTATAATATTGAATATCATAGCGGTTGGAAATTTAAATCAACGATAGGGTTGTTTAAGGATTATATTGATAAATGGAATAAGGTAAAAATGGAAAGCACGCTAAACGGAAATAAGGCTATGCGAACCCTTGCTAAACTAATGCTCAATGCCCTTTATGGAAAACTAGCATTAAATCCGAACGTTCAATCTAAAATACCATGGTATGATAACGGCGTTATCAAATATCGATTGGGCGAAAAAGAAACGCGAGAACCTATTTACATACCGGCGGCAACTTTTATAACCTCATGGGCGCGTTATAAAACAATATCTTCCGCACAAAAAGTTTATGATCGTTTTGTCTATGCCGATACAGATAGCCTGCACCTTATTGGAACGGAAATACCTGAAATGCTAGAAATCGACCCGGTTAAATTAGGCGCCTGGAAACATGAAAGCACATTCACTAGGGCGCGATTTTTAAGGCAGAAAAGTTATATTGAAGAAATAGACGGCGTGTTAAATATTAAATGCGCGGGAATGCCGGACCGATGCTATCAGTATGTAACATGGGAAAATTTCCATACAGGAGCATCATACGCCGGTAAGTTAAACATGACGCACGTTAACGGCGGCATTGTATTAGCGGACATTCCGTTTTCAATTAAATATTGACAAAATTGAAACAATCATTATAAAATAGGCGCGTAAGGTTAGTTAAGTAAGTTTTAACGGACTTTCCGGATGCTACGGGGTAAAATCCGCCGGGTAAGTTTATAGGGGTTGCGCCTACGTTATTGCTTTAACTAACCTTATTTTCTTTATGAGGTGATAGCATGAAATACGGTGGAAAATATTGGAATATCAAACAGTATTTACCCTATCAGCGTTGTTTTAATTTTATTAACAGCGAACGTTCGATAGGTAAAACTTACACAACGCAGGGCTATTTTTTGGAACGTGCTATACAGCACGACGAAGAATTTGTTTATATTGTGCGTACACAAGACGAAAAAGAAAAGTCCGTATTTGAAAAAACATTTGCTAAAGTGTGCGCTAAAGAATACGGCGAATATCAATTTGAATTTACAAAAGATGAATGTTATTTGAGAGTAGAGGATGCTGGCGGGGAACTTATCGAAAAGAAAACCCTAGGACATTGCATAGCCCTGTCAGAAGCAACAAAAGCTAAAAAGCTGAATTTCCCCAACGTGAAATGGTTAATGTTTGACGAATACATTGTTGACGAAAAGGAAAAATCAGCTTATGTTAACGGATGGAACGAACCCGATTTATTACTAAAAATTTATCACACTATCGACAGGGAACGAGATTATGTTATTTGTTTCTTACTTGCCAATAACATAACTTTCTTTAACCCTTATCACATGCACAAGGCCTTTAACATTCCACACGTTGAAAAAGATAAAGTTTGGTATAGTGAAAATGTTTTGTTTCATTGGGTAAGCGCAAGTTTACAGTTAAAACAGGAAAAGGCTAAATGCAAATTTTTGCGAATGATTGAATCGACAGACTATGGAACGTATGCAAAAGACGGCGAATATATTAACGATAATATAAACTTTATCATGGACAGAACCCCAAACGCCCGCTATATGTTTACTATTGAATATAACGGAGATAAGTTTGGTATATGGCAAGACAGCAAAATAGGAATTGTGTTTATAGACAGCAAAATAGACCCGTCTTGCGTTCTTAACTATGCGCTTACTTTAGGTGATCACAAGGAAAACACCTTGTTAACAAAGTCTAAAAACAATAGCTTGCTTATGTGGCTTGCTAATAGCTTTAAACAGGGTAACGTCCGTTTTATAGATATGCGAATAAAAGTTAAAGCAGAAGAAGCATTAAAGTTAATTTTGTAATTGACAGATAACGTTAAGTATGCTATTCTTATAATATGAAAGGTACGAAACAGTCACTTATTAAAAGATTTCTTAAAGCATTGCACGGTTAATTATTAGAAAGGTGGTTAAAATTATGAAGAATAGTGATAAAATGAAAGCATTAGAAATTTGCGTGAACAGCGTAGCAACAGTTATTATGTGCCCGGTTATAAACGGAACAGTTAGACACGAATATTTAGGAATTACAAATTGTTGTCAGGACGTTATAACAGAACTTATTAAAAATGATTTTCTTGTATCATTAAATAACGGCATTATGATTGTTGACAAATTCTAATCATTGATCCCGCCTCACACCGCATGCACGCCAGACCCGGTACTTAATGTTAAGTGCCGGGTTTTTCTGTGCGCTTAATACCATGTATTGGTTGTTCAGGTTGCACAAATTGGGGAAGTTAATGTTAAGCGAAATTATGAAAATATCCC